TATGCCGAATGCCATGGTGTAGTCGATGGCATTGAACTTATAGTCGGGCAGGTCGTCCCAGTCTTTGACCTGTTCTGCATTCCAATTTAATGGCATTTGATTCTCCATAGTTATTGTTACCGTTTCGACCTTTTGGTCTCATCAGCGGCAGCGCACACTGCCGGACGGTGGGGGCCGAAGCCCCCTGCTCTTAGATTGGTAATTGCCCATCCCAGAAGTCTATGTTGGCGGTATCAACCGCGTCTGCTGGGGACATTTCATCATGGTAATAGTCCGCCCATTGCGCGTCTGGCAGGTCATCGATGCCAAGCCCCAGAATGTTTACTACAATCTTGTCACACTCTTTATAAAACTCTTCAAACGTCATTTGATTCTCCGTGATTGTGGGGGGCCGCAGCCCCCCGGTTGGTGGATTACTCGGCCCAGATGCGGTCGAAGAACCGGCGAACATGAGCCTTGACCTGTACAGCCTTCTCAGGATTCTCGACCTTGTGAAGCAATTCCTGCTCGATGCAGTACTTCTCAAAGTCGTTGAAGTCACGAGCGGCGGCATCGCGTCTGCTCTTCAGTGACTGGTACTTGGCCTGAGCCGACTTGAGGGCCGTGATAGGACGACCGACCTTTGCAGTAGCTTTTGACATTTGTTTCTCCGTCAAAATATTGACACCTTCCGTTGGTGGTTCGTGTCTTCTTATCTACGATAATAAGTGATGATATGGGATAGTCAAGTCCCCCACAAATTAATTGGGTAGAATTAAATCTTTTTTTTCCAATCATAGGTTGCAGGCCCCCACAACCTATAGGCTTTGGGGTTACTGGGCCGATCTTGCAAATGAGAATCGTTCGCATCTGACCCCCCACCCCCGTATATGAGAATGCGAATCATTCGCAGTCGTGTCGTGTCGTTGGGTTGATAATTTCATTGTCCTGTATTATCGTTCGGTACATGACCACAGAAGCCTTAGAACTACTTCCTGACGAAGTCCTCAAGGAAATCTACCTTCTTGAGCAGCAAGCGAAGCGTCTGAAGACCCGCGAACTGGCCCAAGAGCACTTCATGCCTTACGTTCATCATGTGTATGAAGGTTTCATAGAGGGGACCCATCATAGAATCATTGCGGAAAAGCTGGAGCGGATTGCCAACGGCGAACTAAAACGCTTGATTGTCAATATGCCACCCCGACATTCTAAATCAGAATTTGCATCCTATCTCATGCCGTCTTGGTTCCTGGGCCGCAATCCGAAGCTCAAGATCATTCAGGCAACGATGAACACTGAACTTGCCGTTCGCTTCGGGCGCAAGGTCCGAGATCTGATAGCCGACCCGAAGTATAAGGAAGTATTTCCGAACACGGACTTAAAACCTGACAGTCAGGCTGCTGGTCGGTGGGAGACGGCTTCTGGCGGTGAATACTTTGCTGCTGGTGTTGGTGCGGCGATGACGGGCCGAGGTGCGGATTTGTTGATTATTGATGATCCGCACTCGGAACAGGATGCTTTGTCCTCGACTGCGTATGACAATGCGTATGAGTGGTACACTTCGGGTCCTAGACAGAGACTTCAGCCTGGGGGCAGCATCATTATTGTTCAGACCCGGTGGTCTAAGAAGGATATTACGGGGCGGTTACTGTCGGCACAGTCAAAAGATGTAATGTCCGATCAGTGGGAAGTTGTGGAGTTCCCTGCCATTTTGCCTTCGGGGGAACCATTATGGCCTGAATTTTGGAAAAAGGACGAGCTACTCAAGGTCAAAGCATCGCTGTCCGTGGGCAAATGGAATGCGCAGTGGCAACAAAATCCTACTTCTGAAGAGACCGCGATGGTCAAGCGCGAGTGGTGGCGCGAGTGGGAGGAGGACGAGGTTCCTGATCTTGACTACATTATTCAGTCGTATGATACGGCGTACAGCAAGCGGGAGACGGCTGACTATTCTGCCATTACGACGTGGGGCGTGTTTCGCCCGTTCCAGAACAACGAGGAGCATTTGATTTTATTGGATGCGAAGAAGGGTCGTTGGAATTTTCCGGAGCTTAAAACTATTGCGCGAGATGAGTTTGAGTATTGGGACCCGGAGTTGATGTTGATTGAGGCGAAGGCGTCTGGTCAACCATTGGCAGATGAAATGAGGTTACTGAACCTCCCGGTTGCAACCTTTAGTCCCGGTCGGAGGAAGGGCGGGGGAGGTCTGGACAAGACTGCTCGTATGCACATTGTATCTCCTATTTTTGAATCCGTGCTGACGAAGTTATTGAAGAGGTGGCGTCATTTCCTAATGGCGACCATGATGACTTCTGTGATAGTATGACAATGGCATTGATGCGTTTTCGTCAGGGCGGCTTTATCAGGCTTGATGGCGAAGAGTACGAAGACGATTACGTTCCGAGGAAAAGAGAGTATTACTAATGTCTGAAACCCAAAAACACATGGGTAGAAATCAGTTGATAGACAGGCTGTCTGCTCAAGTTGGTAATCGTGACATGGCTGTAAAGATATTACAGGACCGAGGAATGTTGTACCCTGATTCTGAGACATTAACGTCTAAGGGCCAAATAAGAAACTCTATGACAGCAGAAGAGAGGGCCGTGGACCGAGCATCGAGTCGCTCTGATGGCACTACCACCAACATCAGTAGAAATGGCGATGGGTCCTGGCGGTCCGGCGATGACTGCAGAAGAACAAATGACCGAGGTCCAACTTCCGATGGACGAGATGTTACCAGAGGGTATTATGCTTGCTGGTGATGAGGAGATGGTTGAGGTTGAGGCGGAAGTTTACGACCACAATGCGAACTTGGCTGAAGTATTAGATGACTCGATCCTCGGTTCTTTGTCCTCGGACCTTGGTTCTAAGGTTGAGGAAGACAAGGGTTCTCGTGAGGAGTGGGAAGAGGCCATTGCGAAGGGTCTGACGTTACTTGGTATTAATTACGAGGAGCGGTCTGAGCCGTTCATGGGTGCCTCTGGGGTAACTCATCCTTTGCTGTCAGAGGCTGTTACGCAGTTTCAGGCACAGGCGTACAAGGAGATGTTGCCACCGGGTGGTCCTATTAAGACGCAGATTATTGGTCAGCAGACCAAGGAGGTTGAGGATCAGGCCCAGCGTGTTAAGGACTTCATGAATTATCAGGTTACTGAGGTTATGGAGGAGTATGATTCTGACACGGATCAGATGCTTTTCTATTTGCCGATTACTGGTTCTACGTTCAAGAAGGTTTACTTTGATCCGGTTCGCCAGAGGGCGGTATCGAAGTTTGTGCCGGCGGAAGATTTGATTGTGCCTTACAGCGCGACTGATCTGCAGACAGCCGAGCGGTGCACACACGTTGTACGGATGACGTACAACGACATTCGTAAGCTGCAAGTGGGAGGTATTTATCGTGATGTATCGTTGTCGGCTACGGACGATGAAGAGGCAGATTCAACTATTCGCGGTAAGGCTGATGATATCCAGGGTCTCCGCCCGGGTTACTCTGATGAAATGTATACAGTCCATGAGGTCCACGTTGACTTGGATCTTGAGGGATTTGAGGATATGGATCAGGAGGGTGAACCGACAGGGATTAAGTTGCCTTACATTGTCACATTGGACGAAGGCTCTGGGCAGATCTTGTCGATCGTTCGCAATTGGCGTGAAGCGGACATGCTTCGGCGGAAACGTCAGTTCTTTGTGCATTACAAGTTTCTGCCTGGTTTTGGTTTTTATGGCTTTGGCCTTCTCCATATGATAGGAGGGTTGTCTCGTGCAGCAACTTCAATTTTACGTCAGCTTATTGATGCTGGAACTCTCAGCAATTTGCCGGGTGGTTTCAAGGCTCGTGGTGTTCGTATCCGTAATGATGATGAGCCTGTTAATCCTGGCGAGTTCCGCGATCTTGACGCTCCTGGTGGGGACATTCGTAACGCCATTATTCCTCTTCCATACAAAGAGCCATCTGGAACCCTTGCCCAACTTCTGGGTGTCGTTGTCGATTCTGGCCGAAGATTTGCACAAGTGGCAGATGCAAAGGTCGCTGACGTTAATTCGCAGGCTCCAGTCGGTACAACAGTGGCTCTCATTGAGCAAGGCTCAAAAGTAATCAGCAGCATTCACAAGCGTCTGCACTATGGTCAGAAGAACGAGTTCAGGCTGCTTGCGGAAATTTTCTCGAATAATCCTGTGCCTTATCCGTACATGGTTGGCCCGAATGTTCCGCCTGAGATTATGGCGCAGGATTTCGACGGGCGGGTAGACGTTCTCCCAGTATCCGACCCGTCGATCTTTTCGATGGCGCAGCGTTTGTCACTGGCGCAGACACAGCTTCAGTTGGCGCAGGCTGCACCGCAGATGCACAACATGTATGAAGCCTACCGGCGTATGTACGATGCTCTGGACATTAAGAACATTGACACTATTCTGCCGCCACCGCAGCCGCCGGCTCCGATCGACCCCGGCACAGAGAATGGCAAGGTCTTGATGGGTCAGCCTCTGCAGGCATTTGTTCAGCAGGACCACATGGCGCATATTCGTGTTCATGCGGCGATGTTGCAGCAGCCGGCCACAGCCTCTAATCCACAGGCGTTCATGATGTTGCAGGCTCACGTCCAAGAACATGTGGCCATGCATGCTCGTGATTTGGTGCAGGAGATGTTTACTGTACTGGCGCAAGAAGCGCAGGCACGGGGTGAGGTGGTTCCTCAGATCAATCCTGACGCGCTGGAAGCTGCCGTTGCCCAGCAGATTGCTGACACAACAGAGCAGTTGGCTCCGCTTCTGACTCCGCCACAGCAACCTGACCCGCTTGTAGCTATTCGTCAGCAGGAGCTTGAGAACGATACTCAGGAAATTCAGCGCAAAGCCATGAACGATGCGATGGACTTCCAGATCGATCAGGCTCGTTTGATGCAGGCGTATGAGTTGGCGCAGCAGCGTCAGAACTTGCAGGAGCAGATTGCAGACGACCGTAACTTGGTTAACGTGTATCGTATTGACACACAGGCGGACTTGAAGAGAGAACAGTAAGTAGTTAAAACCGCGAGTACACTTGACGCCAGTGGTTCCGAACGGCAGGACGGCGCGGTTTTTAACATATTAGAAGGTATCTGTTAAAAAAATGGGGAAATGTTAACATTATGTGGAGCGCACTTATCTCACCTATTGCTTCGTTGGCAGGCTCATTTATTGAGGGGCAGGTATCCAAGCAGAAAGCGAAAGCAACTCTTGCTCAGACTGAAGCAGAGGCAAAAGCCGAAGTTATGAAGTCTGCCGCTACTCATGACAGCAAGTGGGAACTGATTATGGCAGAGGGCACAAAGGGTTCGTGGAAAGACGAACTGGTGACCGTTGTCATTCTAATACCTGTTATAATGGTATTCATTCCGGGGATGGAAGACATAGTGAGGAACGGGTTTGAGCGGCTGAACGAACTTCCGTCGTGGTATCAGACGTTGTTGTTTTTGGTCTGTGGTGCCGCTCTTGGTATCAAGGGTTTGGACAAGCTGAGAAAGAAATAATGGTATTCGATCATTCAAGCCGTACATCGGTAGAACAAGCGAGGATTAATCGTGGCAGAGCTAACAATGGAAAGATTCCTGAAGTGGAAGATACTCCCCCGGTTGATGATGATTATGATGTCAATATCGGCTTGGCGGGTAGTGGAGTGGTTTATGACATTGCCCGACCCTACTGCACAGCAGGCCGCGTTAGTTAGTGTTGTATCTGGTGCAATGACCGGCGCGTTTGCAGTCTGGCTCAACCACGAGAAATAGTGTAGGATAGGTTCATGGCACGGATTAAACAATTTGCGAACGACCTTGGCATCTCATACGATCAGGCAAAAAGCCTGATTGAGCAGGGCCGGCGTCAAAATGACAGAGGTTCTATGATCATGAAGAAGTACAAAGACGGCGGTGCGTCAACCAAGGTTCAAACCGAAGAGGGCAGCTATCCTCGCACACCCCACACTCCTACTAAGGGTGGCACACGTTATGCCCCGGCAGTTCCTCTGATGGAAGAAAGAGGCAAGAAAAAACTGAGCAAGGGTGAGAAGTTGAAGCGTCGTGGTGATGACGAGAAAGTTATAAAAGCAGCGTCTGGTAAGTACAACTCTCATGGTGGCGGCTGTGGCTGCGATGCTTGTAGCTGTGGCACTGACACAGTTCGTGGCATGGGCAAGGCGTACATGGGTAATCCAAGAGCAGCAAAGATTAGATAATGGTTGGCGGTCCAGGAGATAGAAGCGGCGGTTTTGGGGATCGCCCTGACACAGAAGGTTCCCCCTCCTACTCTGTAGGATCAGGGGGCAGATCGTATAGTAGCCGTGACGATGACGGTCCTCGCTACCAGCAGAGTCCGGTAGACTTTAGTTCTGACGGTAACTATCAGCAGTTTGCCAGTACACGGGACGTAACTCAGCAGCCTTTGTTCCAGCAGGTGTTTGGTGAGAACTACGTTGCTTACCCCGGTGGAAACACACAGGCTGTGGCCGCGAGACAGTTCGGTCGGTACTTGGACCCCAACCCCGTTCGCACAGGTTTTGGTAATTTGTTTGGTGGTGCCGAAGGCGAGATGACTTTTGCTGGTCCTCGTGCCGCCAGAGTTCAGCCACAGACACCGGCAGGCGGTATTGCCTCTATGCTTGGCAGCACAATGCTTCCCGGACTGGGTTTCTTGGATCGGATGAGCCGTACTTCTTATGCTCCGGGCCCTGTTCCTGCAGGCATGGAGCCGGGTCGTGAAGGTATCTTGGGCGGGTTACTAAGTGGTATTGAGGGCTTGACAGGTGCTTCTCCAGAAATGGCGCAACAGTTGGTCGATCAGGCTCGGGCCGGCATACGAAATGTGACACAGGCTTTGACCCCTGAAGAAGAGCAGATCATTCAAAATCAAATTACTGGTGGAATGTAAGATGAAGATTGAAATCAAACTGATCCCAGACGGCATGGATCTGGCGAAAGAAATTCAGGACGGCACCCCTGTCGATCAGATGCAGGATGCTTGTCCTATTGCAACGCAAGACGTTGAGACTAACGAAGAGAACATGAGGTTTGCTCAGAAGGACCATCAGTATGGTCCGGCGATCAACCCGGAGGAAAGCTGCGGTGTGTGCGCAGCATTTAACATCAGTCCTGAAATGCAGCAGTGTATGAAGGACGATTCTGGCGAAGTGGGCTACTGCCAGTCATTGAAATTCATGTGTTCAGCGGCTAATTCATGCTCTGTCTTCGCTCCCGGCGGACCTATGACAGGCATGGATGAGTAATGGATATATACGAATTTATCGGCAGATATCAAAAAGTCTTGAATAATCGTATAGAAGACGTTAGTGTTTCTATAACCAGCGGTGGTATTTCTGACATGGAAGACTACCGTTCGAGAGTAGGTGAAATACAGGGTGTCACCTACGCTCTTGATGAACTCAAGGCCCTGCTGGAAAAGGCAAAGTATATCAATGACGTTGATAGTACCTGACTATATTCACGCACAACGTGAAGCCAAGAAGAAGGCCGAAGAGGCCGCAAAGAAAAAATCCCTTACAGAACGAATTCCACAGCCCACCGGATGGCGATTGCTCGTCATGCCGTACATGGGTCGTGAGAAGACCGAAGGTGGGATCTACGTTCCTGATCAGTCAAGAGAGCGCGAGGCTCGTGCAACTGTCGTAGCTTATGTGGTTAAGGTAGGCCCGTTGGCGTATCAAGACCCTGACAAGTTCGGCGGCGAAGCCTGGTGTAAAGAAGGCGATTGGGTGTGTATTGGACGCTACGCTGGTTCTCGGTTCCAGATCGAGGGCGGTGAAGTGAGAATAATCAATGACGATGAAGTCATTGCAACCATCGTTGACCCTGACGATATCAAAACGTATGGAGCGGCATAATGTCCACCGACGCATTGCAGCAAGAAGCTGAAGACAAAGAAATTGAGATTGTAGAAGCTGAAGAACAGGAGGAGCAGGCGCAAGCCTCAGAGGAACAGACTGAAGCCCCACAGCAGGAAGCTGCTAATGAGGACGAACTTCAGGAATATTCCAAGAATGTTCAGCAGCGGATCAGTAAGCTAACAAAGAAATACCGGGACGAAGAAGCGCAGCGCATTGCTGCCATCGAGTTTGCCGAATCTGTTAAGAAGCAGAACGATGAACTCAAGGCTCGTCTTGATGCTTTGGACCAGTCTTACACAAGTGAGTTTGGCACACGAGTTGATTCTCAGATTGAAGCTGCCAAGCAAGCGTATCAAAAGGCGTATGACGACGGCGACGCTGAAGCCATGTTTGAGGCTCAAAAGAATTTGAGTAAGCTGGCTTTGGATCAGGCTCAACTTGAGCAAGCTAAGAAGCGGCAGGAAACTCGGACAGAACAACCTGTCGAACAGCCGACTGCTTCGCAGCCACAGGCTCAACAGCCAGCCGCTCCTGACCCGAAAGCAGAAGCGTGGGCACAGAAAAATGAGTGGTTTGGTGCTGATCAGACTATGACATATGCTGCTTTTGGCGTTCATAGGCAATTAATTGAGGATGAAGGATTTGACCCACAGTCCGATGAGTACTATAATGAACTTGACAATCGTATGAGGAAGGAATTTCCGCACAAGTTTGCGGCCCCTGCCAAGAACGATACAGGACCCAGAGTCGCCTCTGCTGAGTCCACGGCCTCACGGTCAAAGTCAACGAAGGGGCGCAGAACAGTCAAGCTGACTCCATCGCAGATTGCGATCGCAAAGCGGTTGAATGTTCCGCTCGAAGAATACGCTAAGTATGTTAAGGAGTAAGAAATGACTGATTCGACCAAAAGAGCTTCACGGGACTCTCAAACTCGTGCTAAGTCCACGCGGCGCAAGCCGTGGGCACCACCTTCCAAGCTGGAGGCCCCAGAGGCACCAGCAGGATACACACATCGTTGGATTCGGACCTCTCTTCGGGGGGAAGACGACAAGATGAATGTGTCCTCTAAAATGCGTGAAGGATGGGAGCCTGTTCGTGCTGATGAATATCCTGAGTTGGCGGGTCGTTACCCGACTATTGAGGATGGAACTCACGCAGGCGTTATCGGGGTCGGTGGCCTAATGTTGGCCCGGATTCCAGAAGAAACGGTAGAAGAAAGAACTGAATACTTTCGGGAGCAGACCCGCACACAAATGGATGCCGTGGATCAAAACCTTATGAGGGAACAACATCCCTCAATGCCTATTACTAATGATAGGCAAAGTCGTGTATCATTTGGGGGCAAAGATTAGTCCCCGTAACTTTGATAAGGAGCAAGTCAAATGGCTAATGTGAATGTTGGCTTCGGTTTGAAGCCGATCAACACCGCTGGTAGCACTCCTGCTACTCAGGGCACAAACCCATACTTCATTGACTCAAGTGCTTCTGCGATTTACCAAGGTTCTCCAGTCATCGCAACAAACGGCGGTGAGATTGCTGTTTCTAGCTCTGCTTCTGGTGACACTTTGAAATTCGTAGGCGTATTTGCAGGTTGTGAGTATGTTTCTTCAACAACAGGTAAGAAGGTTTTCTCAAACTACTGGCCTGGTTCAGGTGCAGACACAAACTTCGACATCATCGGGTATGTGTATGACAACCCACACCAGCGTTTTGTAATTTGTTCAGATGCCTCTCTGACAAACAAAGCAACCGCCATTGCAACGATCTTTGAGAACGCAGAATTTTCTGCTGAATCAGGGAAAGGTGCAGCAAACGGTAGCACAACCTCTGGCATCTCAGCCGCACAGTTGGACGTTTCAACTGTTGACGCAGCCGATCTGTCCCATCCTCTGAAAATCGTCGGCATCCTCGACGACGAAGAGAACCAGGACTTCACCGCTGCCGGGATTCCATTGATTGTGATGATCAACAACCATGCGCTTGCAGCCGGTAACGCTGAAGCGACAGTAGCATAGGGAGACTAGATAATGGCTATTTCTCGCGCACAACTCGCCAAAGAACTAGAGCCTGGTCTCAACGCTCTGTTCGGCATGGAATACGGTCGTTACGAAGGCCAGCATGCAGAAATCTTCGACACCGAGTCATCTGACCGGGCGTTTGAAGAAGAAGTAATGCTGTCAGGCTTCGGTGCGGCTCCAACAAAAGCTGAAGGTTCTGGTGTCACATTTGATGATGCCAATGAAGCATACACTGCTCGTTACAACCACGAGACAGTGGCAATGGCCTTCTCAATCACCGAAGAAGCTGTGGAAGACAATCTGTACGATCGTCTGGCTTCACGCTATACCCGTGCACTGGCACGGTCTATGGCCCACACTAAGCAGGTTAAAGCTGCTGCCATCCTGAACAACGCATTCGCTGCTGGCGCAAACGCTGGTGGTGACGGTGTTGCTCTGTGTGACGCATCACACCCGCTGACATCTGGTGGCACATTTGCCAACGAACCATCAACCGCTGCTGATCTGAACGAAACTTCTCTGGAAGACGCACTGATCAACATCGCTGGTTTCGTTGACGAGCGTGGCCTGGTTATCGCACTTCGCGGTATGAAGCTGATCGTTCCACGCCAGCTTCAGTTCGTTGCAGAACGTCTGATGGTTTCCAACCTGCGTGTTGGCACAGCAGACAACGATGTAAACGCCATCAAGTCTTCAGGCATGCTGCCTGAAGGTTATGTAGTCAACGACTACCTGACCGACACTGATGCGTTCTTCATCAAGACAGACGCTCCAAACGGCTTCAAGCACTTTGAGCGTACTGCACTGTCAACAGCAATGGACCCAGACTTCGACACTGGCAACATGCGCTTCAAGGCTCGTGAGCGTTACAGCTTCGGCTTCTCTGACCCACGTTGTGTGTTCGGTTCACCCGGCGCATAAGGTTAGACACACCATTTTAAAAGGGCGGGTATTCACCCGCCCTTTTTTATTGTATAATGAAGCATCCCTGACAGCCGCATGGTGCGGCTGACACTAGCCACGACAGGAGACTAAAATGGCTCGTACTACTTTCTCAGGTCCAGTGAAG